ATTTTATCATATAACTTAGTTCCTAAGTAATTTTGTATTTCTATCTCTTGTGCTACCTTAATAAATTGAATATATTTATCAGTATCTACATTCCCATCAATGATAGAGTTTTTTACTAAGTCCGTTCTTGTTATAAATAATACTGTTGCCATAATTAATATTTAAAACCCATTTTATTCCAATATGCAGCAGTATATCCCTCATATTTCATATCGTGAGGTGCTACTGATACTCTTTGTGCGTTTTTTCTTCCTTTTTGTTTGAAGCCTCTACTTCTAGCTTCTTTAGTTGATATGTTTTCGCCTAAGCCTCTCGCTCCGTCTTTTCTCATATAGGTTTTGCGATACCATCTGTGCTTGCATCTTGCTCCACCTTTCCAAAGCCATATAGAGTATTTATTTGATCCATTAACTCCAAAACCTGCATTAACAACTTTATCTGTCATAGCTATTATATCCTCTTTACGATATACTTTTTTAGCTTTTACCATTTCTTTACAAAACCTTCTTGAACTTGTTTGAGTTCTCAAAGGGTTATACATATATCTAACCAAAAATTCTTTGTCTTTGTATTTTGTTTGTTTAGATGTTCCGTCTTGTTCGCTCTTTTTTGTTTTGTTTGCTCTACCTGTACTTACTAACTCTGTTTTATTACCTAAGTCAATAACCTCATCTAATTCATCATCAAAGTCATAATTTACTTCTCTTTCATCTACAACATCAAATTCTTTTAAAAGTTCTTCTTCTGTTTCTCCTAATTCTATAAGAGCATCAGCAACTTCAGTATCTATATACTTTTCAGCATCAGAAGCAAGATTTGTAATTTGTGAATGATCTTTGCAAGGCATAAACCAAGTAATATCTTCCTCTTTGTGTTCGTGATACCCTTCGCATCCTAGTTCTTTAGCTTTTTCAATAGCTTCTTCTTTAGTAGAATAAACTTCTTGTCCGTCTATCTTTTTTAATTTAACTCCTGTTTCTTCTTCTCTTGTTTCTTGATCTGTTACATTGCTTAAGTCTGTAAATTCAAGCGGCTGAAGCGTTTTAAAGTATAAATGAAGGGATATATCGTTATAAGCAAGGATTTGATCAAAGGCATTAATTAAAAGTGTCTGAAATGGGCGTATTACCATATTATCCATTAAGATACTAGCTGTCTTTAATTCGTCTGCATTACTACCAAAACCTGTATTATCTTTTACTCCTAATAACATAGGAGAAACTACTCTATGAGCAACCATAATCTTTTTTGAACTTTCATCACTTAAAAACTGATATTGATTATGTGCATCACTTAATTGAATAGGCTCAATAGTTGCAGCAGTACTAGGATCATCATTAAAACTAAGAATAAACTTACCAGCATTAGAAGTACCTGAGAACTTTTGGTATATTCTTTGCTCTATTAACTCTCTCTCTGCTGGAGATGGAGTTCCATTATTCATATTGATTAACATACTAGGTGCTAATCCATTAAGAATGTTGTTTAGGTGATAGTTTGAGATTTCTTGTTCTAGTTCTGCGTATTGTGTTCCCCCCTCGTAGTCTGGCGGACTATAATACTTGTAGCCTGATCTGTAAGGTTTAACATAAAGGATTTCTAACCCCTCGTTAGACATTCCAAAAGCTGGTATTCTAGTTAGTTTACTATTTCTTTTGTATTTACTCCAATCATTAAAATAAAAGTATGCTGGTACTTCTCCTTTGTCGTTGCATTTCTCGGCTCTTAGTGTTTCAACAGGTATATGTTCTAGCGTTACAATTCTTGATCTATCTTTAGAATAAATTACTTGTATCGCACATTGTCCCATTAATTTTAAGTCAGAGCATAATCTTCTTACTACTTGATCTTTAAATAAAGAAATCATCATAGCGTATTGCTCTGGACGTCTATGAGAATCAGTAGCATCTAAGCCTTTACCGTAAATCATTTCTGAAATACCATTAATAATAGCCATATTAGTTGGAGAGCCATTATATCTATCGATTAAGTATTGAAAATAGTTATTGTCTGAGCCAAATTCTACCCAGTCTGTACCTGCTTTCTCTTTTACTTGTGGAGAAGTATAGGTACTTAAATTAACAATGCTTAATTGTGTCTTATTTTTCATATTATAATATAATCATTATCATAAGCATCTGTACCTGTTGGAACTGTATAAGCACCCTCATTAACAGAATAATAATCGTTGTTAGTTTGATTAATAGTCTGATCAGTACAGAAAATTGTGTCTTTATAAATTACACTTGTTCCCTCTTTAACATTAACATCGTAAAACCTACCCTCTACTAATACAGGGCTAAATGTAATGCCTACTTGTAAATAGTTTTTATCTGTTGTTGTGGATATTGTTGAATATGTTGTTGAGGTGTTTGTTGAATCATCTCTTACTACTACGTTAACTGTAGATGCATAATTTCTAGGAATTATATTTATCGTTTGCTTAGTTGCTGCAGTCGTTAAGTGTATCATACTTATATAACGTATAAAGTTTAAATTTTGTACATAAAAAAAGAGGGTAATTAAACCCCCTTTCTCCTAAACAAAAAATTTACTCTATTATGAAAACTTATAAAGTTTAAACAAAGATATAAAAAAAAGGGATACGATTAACATACCCCTTAATTTTTTTTGATAACAAAGTTAACCCTATTAGTTAGGAGTTATTTGCGAGCCTTGAGAAGCACCTGTTACAACTGTTGAAATTGTAAAGTCTGGCGCAGCCATTTCTTGTGCAGTAAACGTCAATGAGTAACCATTTAAGTCTCCCATTGCTGCTCCATTAGAAAAAGTCCCAGTCGTTAATTCGCAACCGTTAACTTTACCCATTAAATAGTAAGAACTACCTGCTTCGCCACTATAAGCCTCAACCCAAATATGTGGACGAGCAATAGCAAGAAGTCTTATTTCTTCCTGAGTGTGTCTGTCTTGGAATGTAAAGTTTAAAGTCAATGTACTTTCATAAAATGTAGTACCATTTTCTCTAGAACTTGTTACAGTAGTTTCCATTGTTGAATTACCTTTGAGATCAAACTGGTATAAGGTTGGACTACCTGCAATCGCTGAAATTTCAAAATCAGTAATAGTAATAGCACCTAAAGTACCAAAATCTGCAAAGTAAACTGACTTTAAGCCACCTACTCCTGATTTACAGGGTACTTTTCTACCTTTAGTTAATAAACAAGCCATAAGTATTTGATTTTCAATAAGTTAGCATTTCAGCTAACAATTATTTATTATAAAAAGGGAGGAATTAACCTCCCCTCTTAGATTAGTTATTATGAATAGTAAACAATATCTGCACCTACTCCGATTTGACATCCTGCAGTATATCTCATTATTACTCTTACATTTTGAGATCCGTCTTTGTCAGCCATATCAATAAATCTTACTTCATTAATGTCTGAAGTTAAACCTGTTCCGAAGAATAAGTTAGACTTATATGTAAGTAACATTTTATTGTTACCCATTCCGTTACAAACAAATACTGGAATACCCTCAAAAGTTAATTGTGCTCCGTTAGAATACCAAGAAGTACCTTGACTATTGATACCAGCAGCACCTAAACCAGCAGTTCCAAAACCACCTAATGCTCTAATGTATGCTCTAGCTACATTTGTTGAAACATAAAGAGTTAAATCTGATTTCTGTAATGTTGCTTTATTAGCAGCATCTACAACAGCACCCATTTGTGCGATTACATTTGCAGAATCAATAGCTACTGCTGTTACGTCTACTACGTCTCCATCTGCTAAAGCCAAGTTTTGAAAACCATCAAAGTCATCAGCACCTGCAGCACCTGCCCAGATTGAAGTTTCTAAAGCATCAGCTACTTGAGCAGCAACTCTTGAAATTACATACTCCTCGAAAGAAGCAGGAATATCAGCATAAGCTGAGAATCCCATCTCAATAGCTTGCCATTCGTCTCTCAATTCTTTTTTACAAAGTTGAGCGTTAGCTTGCAATTCTTTTGTTTCTAATACTTTTTCAGTTAGAGTAAGTGTAGTTGTTGTTGCATCAAAATCACACGATGCACCTTTTACTACATTTGCCCAAGCACCTACCTGTAAAACAGATTTGTACTTTACATTAGGCATAATTGTTACCGCACCAGCATCTAAAGTTGATGCACTAAGCAACGCTGCCCCTAAGATTTTACCACTAAACTCACCAGCGTAAGTTCCAGCAGTATAAGTTGGATTTGCCATTTTTAATTATTTTTAATTATTATACATTTTACTTAATACACGATCCAAAGATGTCTGCTTTCTATTTTGTGCATACTTTAGATTGATCTTTTTGTCTTCCATTTCTGGATTGTGAGAAATAGGCTCTGCTGCTGGAGTTTTTGACAACTCTTGCTTTACCTGCTCCTCAACTTTTTCAAAATCTTCTTTTTCTCCCATCTTAGATTTAATATCTGCGATAGCATCTTCAAGATTTTTAATTCTTTTTTCCATACCAGCCCAGTCATCAACTGCAGCTTCTTCATCCATTTCTTCTTTCTTTTCTTCTTCTTTTACTTCATCTTCTTTTTGTGGTACGTCATCAGAAACAACTCTGTAATCTGCAATAATTCCCTCTTCTTCAATTACAAGAAGTTTACCGTCTTCCATTACATACTCACCAACAGGCATTGCAACTTTTTCATCATCTGTAATGATAAAGATTTCATCTCCTGCTTTAAATGATTCTGATTCTACTAGTGTTCCGTTTTCAAGTTTAGCCTGTGCTAACTTTACTTCTACATTCTCAGGAGTTTCTTCTCCCAAGAAAGTTTTTATATTTTTTAAGATTTCTGTTGCTTTCATATTACTATAACGATTATTAATTTATATTTGTATTTTTGATTATGTTGTTTTGGTTATGTTGCCTATTCCTTGATTTATCATATCTCCTTTGCAGCATTCTACTGAATATTCATCTCTATCTGCACAAAGACAACCTCTACGGCTACCTTTTGGACTTGTTCTGCTTGGTGTTCTAAATTTTCTCATCTTCCTTGTCCTCTATATATTTTTTTATATCCTGTTTGTCCTTTGCTCGCATTTTTGCTATGTGGATGCGATTTTCTTTTTGGTTTAACATAAGATTTAACTACATTCCTCGCCATCTTTGATAATTCTTCTTATTTCTGATAATTGTTCCTCTGCTTCCAATTCAAAATCGTTTACTGGCTCTTTTGGACGTTCTGCTTTGTCAGCGAAGTAACCTTCTATGCTAAAGCCTTTAACTTTTCCTGTTTTTACGTATTCATCCCAAACCTCATCAGAATTTACTTTAACAGCACCCATCCAAGTACCTACAGGCACATTTAAGCCATACTTTCTAGATTTATCGTGTACTTCATCTTCAACTAACCAACTCTCAACTAGAGTTAAGCCTTTTAATGTGTGTAAGTGTTCTAAAGTAGCGTTGTTTTGGTTACCATTCATTAAATAAAGCTGAGATGCTTTTTCTATTGTCTTTTTAGAAAAGTAAATATAATAGTCCTCTTCTTCGCTTTGTCTGTAAATAGGTTTGTTAGGTACTAGCAATGCTCCCATTAAGATACGCTTGTCGCTTGATACTTCTGCTAGTTTTACTTCTTGTGATTTTAAAGCAATAAAATCTTCTTCAATTGCTGGTGATTCCACTAATGAAATAGCTTCAATCCCTGAAAATATACCATCTCCTAAAATAAGTTCTATAATCTTCATATTATTATAACGTATTAATTTATTTTTTTGTTTATCCTAAACTCGCACTTTGAATTATATTTCTGTCTAGTTGTTGTGCTGTTGATACATCTCCACTAACTACAAATGCTCTTACTGGACTTTGCCCACCTAATGCATCAGCTAATTGATTAACTCCACTAGCACCAACTGTACTAAATTCAGGCGGTAATGATGGTGCTGCAGTTGCACTACTAGGAATACTTATAGTAGGCTCTGATCCTGTATCTGTG